CAGCACCAACCTGTTTGTGTAACCACGCATCCTGTTGGAACGCAACAAGCGCGCGCAGCCGACGCGGAGCCCAGGGTCAGGCATGTCAGACCGCGTGCACAAGAAGGATGTACGCAAGTCAGACAACGGTCGGGGCCAGCCTCAAGCTGGTCCAGCGGAGAAGCCGCAAAACAAGGGCAAGCCCGACAAGGGGAAGGGCCCAGCCAACCCGAAAGGTGGCAAAACGGAACAGTCCTCCGTGGATGGAACGAGCTCCGGGAGCAACCGAAAGGACGAACGAGGCAGAGGCAAGGGCAAGGGCAGAGGCCCGAACCCGCACGCGGCAGCCGCGCGAGAGCGTTGGCAGTGTTGTCAGTACGTACAGCAGTACTGGGACGCGCTTCGGGCACGCCATCCTGCTTCAACCCTCATCGACGTGGGGGGACACGGCAACCGTGTCTCTGGGGCCAGCTGGGCTCTGCACCCGCACGTCACATCCGCAGACGCAGGTCATGATCTGCTCGTGCCTGGCTGCCATCATGCGGTAGCCGACAGGTGCGAGCATGTCAAGCACTATGACCTTGCGGTTCTGGTCAACTCGCAGTATTACCTGACCTTTGAGGAGATGCTGTGTGTCGTTGACTTTGCTGACGAAGTGTACGTCATCGGCCATCTGTTCCACGGCACCAAAGGAACGATTGCCGGCATCGACTGGAGTGTGGTCGATGGCAACGTGGAGATGAGGCCTCCTGGCGGTGAGTTATACCGTCACCCCCCCTGCACGATGGACTTTGGCCCGTTGATTTCAGTGACGACTGTGATCACACGGGGTGATACCTACGTGTGGAAGCTGGTCAGGTCGAGCGCGACCGAGGACATCCCTGTGGCAGGCAAGCCGGAGCCAGCCCCCGTGATGCGCGCTTTTACCATCAACGACCGGGGCGTGATCCGTGTCGGCGGAGGGCGGCTGAAGCTGTCCAATTTCTTCCGTCGCAGGACCACCGTGGAGCTAGACCCCAAGCTCGTCAAGGACCTCCTCGTGGTGAAGACCATGACCCGCGAGAAGGACGCCGCGTTTGCCGCGGCTGCCGTGGTGCGTACATACGCCAAGAAGCATGAGAAGCTCACCCCTGTTGAGGCTGAGAACCTCATTGCGTATGCACCATTGGTCGTTGACGAGGCCGCCGCGCGGACTGAGAAACTGCGCGTACGTGCGATGTCCTACCTGTGGATGTTTCACCGGACACCGAAACCGACGAAGCTGCCCAAGTACCAGCGCTTCTCGGACCGGTGCTTGCTGTTCCGCGAGACGCCGAAGGCGATCAGGCCCGGCGCGAAGCTCATCCTGGGCTACGTGTCGTGCAAGCCACGCCATGGTCATATGATCCTGGGGCCGCATTACGCGATCCCGGGGCAGCCGGCCTACGTGTTGCGCAACTGCTCGCACAACCAGGAGCTGGGGGTACGTACCCGGCTGCTGATGCACCAGCTCGCACCCGAGCCGTCGACCAACGAGATTTTCCAGCTGAAGAGGTTTCTCGCGTCGTATGGTGACCGGTTGCGGGCGTGCATCCTCGTTCCCGCGCTTTCCGAGTACATCGCGCGGATGAAACCCCAGCGGCGGATGATGATGAACAGGGACCTGGTCGGCGTGGCAGCGCAAAAGCGTGCTGCCACTATCTTCGTGAAGGGCGAGGTGGGGACCAAGCCTATCGAGGAGATCGACCCACGCATCATCGCGTCGCCGTCGTCGGCCATGTTCGGCGATATGGGACCACAGACGTACGCCTTCCAGCACGCCTTTGCCTACTCCACGCGAGACGCGGACATGGTATTCGTGAGCGGGATGGACGCTGAGCAGATCGGTTCAGTCTGGCAGCGTATCAGTTTCGGCAGGAGTGCCGTGACATTCGACGTCAAGCGCATGGACGCGCACGCGAGAGCGTCCATCATCACCACCATTTACGACTTCATAGAAGAGGTCACCGGTGCCCAGTGGGAGCACGATGGGTGGGTTGAGCGCTTTGGGTTCACTCGCGAGGGTTTGATGTTCGCGCTGATGGGCAACGTGCTTTCTGGTGAGTGTGGCACGAACCTCATAGACGCGATAATCGTGATGTGCATTGCGCACGTCACAAGCATCGAAGTCGGAGTCGGTGTGACAGGGCTGTTTGGAGGCGATGATTCAACGATCGCAGTGGACAACAGCAGCATCCTGTCGTTCAGGGACCGCATGGTGGTCGTCGCGTCCAGGTTTGGCTTTGTCCTGACCGGCGGGCAGATTTTCACTGACCCGCTGGACGCTGACTTCTACAGCGGGCTCTTCTGGCCCATTGGGGGGTCCCGGCGCGTGCTCGGTCCGATGCTCGGCAAGTTTGTAGTGAAAGGTTACATGACTCGCCGTGACGTCAAGGACGAGCACGCGCTGAAGGAGCTGCATGCCCGCGCAATCGGGTATCGACACCTCGTGGCACCGGTCCCGGTCCTGAAGCAGATGAACGACCGCATCTTGCACTTGACCGCGGAGCACCAGTCGGAGACGCACCGACAGGCGCATTACCGGACGCCGCACAAAGCCGTTTCACTCGGCACCAAGTTCTGGGATGTAGTCCCGGACCAAGCCATCGATTTCCTTTGTGACCGCTACAACTCGTCCCCGGCTGAGATTGCCGATGTTCTGGACGAGGTGTCGCGGATGCAGCTGGATACGGTCCTGACGAGGGACTTTTGGACGCGCTGTGTGGAGCGCGACTGTTGATGGCTTGAATTGTTTCCTGGTTTTCCGTCCAGTTTAACAAGCTTACCCCAACGCACCCCACCACACACCCCCCACCGTGATGTCGAACCGTCGAGGCAAGGCGCAGCAGCGGCCGCAAGGCCGCAGCATGGCGCCGCGTCGTCGCCAGCAGCTTGGTGCTCCCATTTCCTACCCGAATGCCGTGTGCAGTCAGGTGGCGACGTTTACGGCCGTTGATCGCGGCCAGTCCCGAAACGCCGGCGGAGTCATGCAGCAGCTTCTCGATCCCTGTCATGCGCCCGACCTTCCGATCCCGGACGGTACCCATGGGCGCTCCGAGAGTGTTCGATCCATCACCCGCTTTTCGTTCCAGATTGAGGGAACCGGACAGCGTGGCATCATCGTCAACCCGACGGCCAACGATATGATCGAGGCCAGCGGGGCTGCGGTGTACGCCACGTGGCTGCAGACCGACGATTCTTCGTATGCAGGCATTCTGAACTCCGGTGCTTACAAGTACATCCGTCTCAAGTCCATGTGCGTCAAGTTCGTCAAAACGTCCGCGTTCGACACGTCCGCGGGTATCATCCTCGGTGCCGCCATGCCCGAGATTGACTACCTTGACCGCACCACGACCACTGCTTCGTTGACCTTCCTCACCCAGGAGCCTCACGTCGCCGAGTACGCCGGCGACGCGGTTCCGGAGTTTCTTTGGAAGCCCCGGAACATCGCGGACTTTGCACCGTTCATCCCGGCCGCTCTCGCCCGAACAGGCGTGGACATCAACGGGCGCGACTTGTCGCGCATCCCGTCCATGCACTTCGAGCTGACCGGGGGGGACGCCACGAACACCAAGTTCACCATGATCGTCACCAAGAGGTACGAATGTTTTCTCGGCCCGGCATCGCAGGCTCGCGGCGCGGACAACTACGTACAGGACACGGTGGCGATGGACAAGGTCATGTCATCCGTCAGTTCGGTTAAGTGGAGCCGTTTCGGTGACAACGTGGACAAGGTCTCGGGCTACGCGGCGTCAGTCGCCCGTGTCCTTGGAGGCCCAGCCGCTGGTTCAGCAGTTGGCGCTGTCGGCTCCGCCGTTTCGGGGGTGTCGCGCGCTCTCTCCAAGCTGTGAGCCTTGTGCAACACTCACCTCAACAAAACAAACACATCCATTTCTCCCCTCGTCCAAGTTTGCTGTTTGATGTCGTCCGTACAGTGGTCCCACCACAAGCCCGCCCACA